CTCGTGATTGACTCGGCAACGACCTTCTCGGCGGCGGTTCTCTCTCATATCGTCAGGACGAATCCTGGCATTAAGCGCGTTGCCTGTGCGCAGGGAGTACAGCCCGGCATGCAGGATTATGGCATCCTTAAGCGCGAATTCATGAAGCTCATTCCCGGTCTTCTCTCACTGCCGATGAATGTCATTATGACGGCGCACGTAAAGACGGACAGATCTGATCTGACGGGTGAGATCATTCGCTCACCTATTATGGATGGCTCGTTCGCTCAGGAGCTTCCGATTTACTTCGAGGAGGTTTACCGCGTTTACATGAAAGACGGTAAGCCCTTTGCGCAGACGAAGGCTGATCCGTATTATGACTTCTGCCGTAGTCAGATACCGAAACTTCCGAACCCGATCGAACTAAACTGGAATAGTTTAGCAAAGAAATACAATTAAGTTTAACCGGGACACAAAGTCCCACAACAAGGAGAAGTACTAATGGCACTAATACAACCGGATTTCAGCGACATCCAGGATCAAGTATCCGCTGGGACCTACAAAGTCATCGTTAAGAAAGGCGAAGTAAAGGAATGGCCCAACGGCGGTTCTTACATCAATTGGGAACTTGAGACATACGGTGAAGACGAAGCGAAGAATAACGGACGTCGTATCTTCGACAAGACTGCAACGTCTGGCAAAGGAGCCTTCCGCCTTCAGCAGTTCTACAAAGCTGCAACGGGTCAGTCTCTCACTGGTTCATTCGACACAGAACAACTTGTCGGAAAACAGCTTGAGATTGAACTTGTCGATGGCGTTCGCAACGGTGAGCCCACGGGTTACACTGAAGTGAAGCGCATTCGTCCCGTTAAAATGAACTAAACAGTAACGCAACTAGAGTACCGCACGTATGACGCCGACTGATCCATCATCCCAGATTGTCATCATAATCGACGAAGTACGTGCGGGCTCGACTGATCACCTCGGAATGTTCTCCGGGTGGCAGTGGGAGTCCCTTCGAGGAAGACTCCTTCGCGCCGGTATCTCACCCGACCGTGTCCGCATCGACCTCTTTAATGAAAACACTCACTATAATAATGCGAGTGTAATTGTTGGTCTCGGCGAGAAAGTACTGCGTCATTTTACACAAAAGCGCGGAATAGATAAGTGGCAGTTAAGCCCCCTTGTTATTTCAGGGGGACAGTATTTTATCCCGACCTACGACCTCGGTCGAATACAAAAACAACCCGAGCTTGGGCTATACCAAGAACTCGCCTTTCGTCGTGCCATTGAAGTGCTTGAGCCCACTTGGATTACCCCGCCTGAGCGTTTCATCCTTAACCCCTCACTGGAGGAATCCCTTGCAAGTCTCTCAGACATTGCCAAACGACCAGAAGTGGCAGTCGATGTCGAAACCGGATATGGACAAATTAACACTGTTGGTTTCGCCTGGAGTGCATCCGATGCTATTGCAATTAATGTGCTCCCCGACCGATTCTCCGATCATTCTTACTTTGAACTCTGGCGAGCCATATCAGGAGTTCTCACGTCTCCTAGCCGGAAGATCCTGCAGAACCATATCTATGACCTCTCTTATTTCTCAGCCTACGGAATAAGAACAGAAGGAGAAATCTTCGACACTATGTGGGCGATGAAGTTCCTTTGGCCTGAGCTTAAGTCGAATCTCGGAAATGTTGGACGCATTTACACGAAGCGGCCATACTGGAAGGATGACGGAAAGGTTACAGACGAAGAGGGCAAGAAGAAGGACTGGGGTAACGTACGTGACTGGACTAAACATTATATATATAACTGTCGAGACACCACTGGTACGTTTGAGGCGAAAGGCGCTCAGTTATCCGATCTCCGAGTACGGAAACTCGATGGCCTATTTACTTCTTATCTCATGCGCCTATCTGAGCCTATCCGTGAAATGTGCGCCGTTGGAATGCCTCTTTCTCTCGAAACTCGTGAAGCATTGCGAATCGAGGTCGAGTCAAAGATTAAGACCCTTACCGCCGACTTCCACTCCGCCACCGGAGGCGAGTTAAATCCCCGCTCCTCCCCACAGGTAATGAAATACCTGAAGGCGAAGAACGTGAAGATACCGAAGAAATATGACAAAGCCTCGGGTGGATACAAAGAGAGCGTTGATTCGTCAGCAATAAAGAAGATCCGCCTCAAGCATCCCGAGTTGCGTGAACTTGCAGCACTGCAGGACATTAAGTCCCTCGGTAAGGCGCTTTCCTCCTATATTGATTTCGTCGTTCGTCCAGACGGCAGACTCCCCTATTCACTCAATGGAGCAGGCACGGAGACACTGCGCTGGTCGGGTGGAAAAGACCCCTGGGACCGTGGCTTCAACATCCAGACAATTCCGCGTGAAGGTGGCGACGTCTCAATTAAACAGATGTTCGTTGCACCGGAGGGGTGGACTTTCGTCGAGACGGATCTCCGCCAGGCCGAATCACGCTTCGTCGCTTATGATTCAGCGGACAAGACCTTAATCGACATGCTCGAATCAGGAGCAGACGTCCATACGCACGTCGGACGCGCCATCGTCCTTCAAATGGGCAAAGACCCCGACGCCATTCCAAAGGACGAGTTCAAGTCAACGTGGCGTCAACTCGGCAAGAAGGCCGGACACGGGCTTAATTATTTCATGAAGCCTGGAGTCTTCGTCGAAACGGTCTTTAACGAACTCGACATGGTGATTACGAGAAAAGACGCCGAGGCCATCACAGCGGCCTATTACGGTCTATTCCCCGGAATACCGCGTTGGCATGCGTGGGTTCGCCGCGAACTTAACCTAAAGCGCAAGCTTACTGCGCCATCCGGCTGGGAACGGTACTTCTACGGGCGCTTTGGCGACGATATGTTCAAAGAAGCCTACGCATGGCGTCCGCAACATACAATTCCTTGGATTACGAATCATATGATGCTGCACTTGATGGATGAACGAAAAGCGGGAAGACTAAAGTTTCGTCTCATTTATCAAGGTCACGATGCGCTCATCTCCCTCGTCCCCGAGGGACGGGAAGCGCAGTACGCTAAAGCCTGTCATCAACTCATGGCGTGGCATCCGGAGGTTACACTTTCCGGAGGGCGGATGATTATTCCCGTTGAGACGAAGGCGGGTCGATGTATGGCGAGGCTAGAGGAGATTGAATAGTGGAAGAACCGCGCAAAATTAACGTAGCGACTCTAATCGAAGAGGAAGTCACTCTTTTTCTACAGGAAAAGCGAGAAGAGATTATCCAACGTGTACTCGCAAAGCTTAAGGAGAAGCGAGATGATGAGAAAATTCCCTGATTTCCTCGATGCCTATTTCGCCTACGCACGAGATAATTTCTGCCCCGATTCATTCCACGAATGGATTGGACTCTCTATTCTCGCCGGAGCACTTGAGCGTAAGGTCTGGGTAAATCAAGGAATGGTGATGCATTACCCAAACATATTCACACTGCTCGTTTCCCATCCGGGTGTAGGCAAGTCAACCGCGATTGATCGCGGGGTGGACTTATTGGAAGAAATACGCGAGACGCTCAGTCCTGACCTGAAGATTATTCCGAATCAAATTACAGAGCCTGGTCTTATCGAAATGATGCGCGTTCTTTCGGAGATGACTTTCGGGCCTAAGATTGTCTTTCACTCAAGTGGATACTTCTATGCGAGTGAAGCGTCGGCTTCGGCTCTGCAAAACCTATTCGGTGATTTCAACGCTACGATTACGGCACTTTACGATTGCCCGAAGGTCTTTCGTAAGAAGCTCAAGTCGGAGAAGGAAATTACGGAGATTCCCAATGCGTGTTTTAATCTCCTTGCGGGCGCGACATTCGACTATTTAAAGAACCTCGTGAACGAACAATCCGTCATGGGTGGTCTCGCCTCTCGCTTTATTTACGTCATATCAAAGGATCGGCAGGTCAGAGAAGCCAAGTGGGACGAGTCGATTGAAGTGGATGAGAAGATGCGCCAAGCGCTAATTCATGACCTTGCACTTATAAATAAAATCAAAGGACGCTTTACTGCATCGACGGGATTTATCGAGTCGTGGAAAAGAGAACAGCCGGAATTTGATCGTTATTTAATCGGACTGAATTCGCCACGCATGGAATCCATTATGGCGCGTAAGATGACGAATCTCATGAAAATCTGCATGCTCTTGTCTGTTGCGGAAAATGATCGCCTTGAGTTAAATGAATCGCACTGGGAGCGCGGAAAAGCTCTCATTGAAGACGTAACGAAGGATAATGCCTTTATTATCACACAGGCCGTTATTGCGGATAAGCAAAGTCAAAACGGTGTTACGCAAATGATCTCGCAGGCACTAAAGAAGAATGGCGGGAAAATGAACCGCAAAGCACTCCAGGCGCATGGTCTCGGGAGTGGTAATAATGTCGAGGCAATTCAAAAGACAATCGACTTTATGCTTAACTCGGGCTGGCTTGCTTGTGATTCGAGTCAGAATCTCACCCTACTCATCGATCCTGATCGACACCTCTGAGTACGTGGCGTCCGCAAAAAGTATAGTAATGGACTTGTTCTCCCCGAGAAGATGATCTGCGAGAAGCTGAATCTCTCGCTGAAGGTCTAGCCCGAGGAGATGATACTGCGTCCGAACCTCTTCGGTAAGGAAGGTTATCATTCTTCCGGTGTTATTGCTTCGGGTGCCCTTGCTTCGGGTGCCATTGTCTGTACATCAAAACGTGTCATTGACTTACCACCACGCTTCATTATGTCCTTACCGGCGTCGAGAACCTGATTAGTGCGTGTAGTTGCAGCACGTCTTGCATTGTAATCAAGCATCAATGCTTCGAGCTTCTTTGATAGCTCCCCGCGATTCTTCCCCTTGTAGCCCGCAATATACTTCTCGTATCCGTCGCGATTCATTATCTCCATGAGGGC